GGTTTGGAAGAAGCCTTGTTAATTTTAAACAATCTTTTAGAAGAAAAGGATAGCAAAGATGACGAATTATGACTTAGAACAATCACTGAAGGAAGCCTTTCCAGATGTTGATCCATTGATGGCTCCGTTAGGCGCTAGAGTATTGGTTCAACTGCGAGCAGTTAAAGAAAAAGTAACTGAAAGCGGAATCGTATTAGCTGAAGAAACTAAAGAGATTGAAAAATGGAATACCATGATCGGTAAAGTTTTATGTAAAGGACCTTTAGCCTATAAGAACCGTGATACATTACAGCCTTGGGCGGAAGGTATTTGGTGCGAAGTTGGCGATTATGTGCGTGTTCCTAAATGGGGTGGTGATCGGTGGGAAATTGAATATACCGATGAAAAAGGTGTTAAGGGTAAAGCCTTGTTCACTTTTTTTAATGACCACGAAATTATCGGTCGTGTGACTGGTGATCCTCGTGCTATTACTGCATTCGTTTAAGGAGAAATCATGACACCAACAGAAAAAATGGAAATGCAAATTGCTGAAGAAGATAATGGTTCAGTAAGGGTTACTTTGCCCGAAGGTGAAGAAAACCCGCAGCTTGAAGAAAAAGAATCAGAATATCGTGCGAGTGACGAGGCTGAAGACGCTGAAAACATTGACCCAGAAAGAGAAGCTATACGAGAAGCAAGACGTGAAGAGCGCAAATTAAAGAAACAATTACATCGTGAAAAAGTACGTGAATCATCTTCTTTAATCAATGCTTTACGTAAACAGAATGAAATGTTAGCTGAACGTCTGGCTATTGTAGAAAAGAAAACAAGCGGGGCTGAAATTGCAAGGGTAGATAAAGCGATTGAAGATGCTGGCGTTGAAGTTGAATATGCAAAAATGAAACTTCAAGAAGCAGTCGACAAAAGCGATGGGCAATCGGCGATTAAAGCTCAAGAGATGTTATTCGACGCAAAACGAAAAATGGAATCTTTAGCCAGTATTAAAAAGCAGGCTACCCATCAACCGCAAAATCAAAGATTAGATGTTCCAGACCCTATGGTTCAACGTATGGTTGCTGATTGGATGGAAGAGAATCCATGGTATGATCCTAGGGGTGAAACAGAGGAGTCTCAAATAACTCAAATTATCGATAAACAGCTTACAAAAGAAGGCTACGACCCTACAACTCAGGACTATTGGGATGAATTAACATATCGTGTAAGAAAAAGATTGCCTGAAATCTCAAATTCAAGTTATAATGAACCCAATGTGCGAAGTCAAAGACCACGTTCTGTTGTTACAAGTTCAGGCAGAGAGTCAAACGCAACAGCAAAGGGTAACGAGTATTATATAAGCCCCGAGCGAGTTCAAGCCTTGAAAGAGGCAGGTGTTTGGAACAATCCTGAACAAAAGATGAAAATGATTAATCGTTTCCGTCAATGGGACAAAGAGAACAAGGTTAGAGGATAAATATGGACAATCGTTTAAAAAAGAATACTGGTGTAGGCAGACAAGATAGAGCTCAAGAGGATATTTCCCGCAGAGCTCCTGAACAAAATTTTGCTAGCCAAGAACGTCGCCGTATGTTTCGCGATGAGTTTGCACAAGAAGCATTACCAAATGCACCTGAAATTCCTGGATTTCATTGTTGCTGGCTATCAACCACCCATCAATACGATCCCATCCACAAACGTATGCGTATAGGATACACACCAGTGAAAGCCGATGAAGTTCCTGGCTTTGAAAACTTCCGTGTAAAAGCAGGCGAAATGGAAGGCTTTGTTGCGTGTAATGAGATGGTTCTGTATAAACTTCCTATGGACATTTATCAACAGTATATGGCTGAAGTTCACCATTATGCTCCGTTAGATGAACAAGAGAAGATCAAAGTACAGCAAGACCAATTGTTAAACGCAAGGGATTCCAATGGTCGAGCATTGGGTCAAGTTGAAGGCGATGGTATGAACTTCGATTTAACTAGGAGTGTGCCTACTTTTAATTAAGCGGGCTTTGTATTACAGACTTTAAAAATTGCGTTAGATGCGATTTTGCTTTATGGCTTTGTAAAAAGCGTCAAAACCAAAATTTTTTATTTAACCAATTTTAAAAGGAGTAGTATATGTCATCAATATCCGCTCCGTTTGGCTTACGCCCAGCATTCTTTCCAACGGGTTTGGAACGTGCGCAGGTTTTGCAAAACGGTATCACATCGGGTTATGCTGCGAATATTTACAAACAGCAACCAATTGCTTATGTTAGCGCTGCTAACGTAGGTTCAACTGGTTCTGCTAACGGTACAATTATCGCTGCGCAAACCACAACTGGTAATTCAACAAGCCAACAATACGCCGTAACAGGTTCGTTTCAAGGTGTTGAATTTACCGATACAACAGGTCGTCGCCGTGTAAGTAATTACTGGCCGTCTGGCACAACCGTGCAATCTGGTTCTATTACTAACGCTTATTTTTATAACGATTTAAACATTGTTTATGAAATTCAAGCCGATGGTTCTATGGCACAAACAAGCATTGGTGGTGAATATTACTTTACGAATATTACCGCTGGAAATGCAACAACAGGACTATCACAAGCCACTTTAGGTGCTTCAACCGCCGTTACAAACGGACAACAAGCCCAAATGCGTGTGGTAGATTTAGCACAAAACGTAGATAATGCGTGGGGTGATGCGTACACCGTAGTTCGTGTACAACTTACTAACACAAACTTCTACGGTCAATATGTAGCCCAAGTTTAATATAGGAGAATAAATTATGGCAGCCCCAATGAGAAGTACGGACTTCCGTTCAATCGTAGAACCTATATTGAACGAATCCTTTGACGGTGTATATGACCAACGAGCTGATGAATGGTCAACGGTATTCCGTGAACAAGCTGGTATTCCACGCAACTACCACGAAGAACCTGTATTATATGGTTTCGGCGCTGCACCACAGTTACCTGATGGCGCACCCGTAACGTATCAACAGGGTGGTGTATTGTTCTTACAACGCTATGTTTACCAAGTGTTTGGTTTGGCATTCGCTTTAACTAGAGTTTTAGTTGAAGATGGTGACCATATTCGCTTAGGTCAAGTATATGCGAAGCACTTAGCACAATCTTTAGTAGAAACAAAAGAATTGTTATGTGCAAACGTATTGAACCGTGCATTTAATAGCTCTTATGTTGGTGGTGATGGTGTATCTTTGATTAACACTGCGCACCCAATTGCAGCTGGTACATTTAGTAATCAACTTGCAACGGCAGCTGCATTATCACAAACATCGCTAGAGCAAATGCTTATTCAGATTCGCCAAGCGGTAGATAACAATGGTAAGAAAATTCGTTTACAGCCATTGAAGCTTGTTGTTGCCCCAGGTAACGTATTCCAAGCTGAAGTATTGTTGAAGTCTGTTTTAAGAACGGGTACAGCAAACAATGATATCAACCCAATTAAATCAATTGGTTTGTTACCAGAAGGTGCTTCGGTTATTAGCCGTTTGACATCTTCTACTAACTGGTGGATTCAAACAGATGCACCTGAAGGTATGAAATTGTTAATGCGCCGTGCCTTAGAAAAAACGATGGAAGGTGATTTTGAAACCGATTCGATGCGTTATAAAGCAACAGAACGCTATCAAGTTGGATTTACCGACCCTCGTGCTTTATTCGGAACACCTGGAGCGTAATACATGGGGGTGTAAAAACCCCCTTTTTTAATTTGTCAACTTTTCATGGAGAAAGACAATGCCACAATTTAGCGATGATTTATTCTTGGGCGCAGCCCCATCTTATGTTGGTACAAATGCTACTAGCAATTTAGGAAACCCATCACCCATGTCCCTAGGCTTCGGTCCAATGGGTCGTGTGTATTTATACGATGTAACGCCATATGCTGCAACAACAGCAGCGGTTCTAGCAGCTAAAACCCCAACGGGTGCAACTACTTATAGCGGAACACAATTAGCATCGGGTAGCGGTGGAACAACACAAGTTATCCGTACCGATGGTACAACCGTAACACAATTGGATATCCCCCGTGCGGTAGCGGTTACAACGGCATCGGGTAGCCCAACAAATTCCCAAGTAACCGTAACGGGCTATGATTACTACGGTAATTCAATGACCGAAATCATCCAAACGGGTACTGTAGCTTCTACACAAACCAAAGGAAGAAAAGCATTCTTCCAAATTTATAGCATTGCCTTTAGCGCTGCAACTACCGTTGCGGTATCGGTTGATACAACAACTGCATTAGGTTTGCCATGCCGTATTAGTGATGAAGCATATATTGTAGACCCAGGATTTACTGGTTCTACAGCGGTTGATAACGGAACATTGGCATACGCATTTTATTCCAATACAACAACCTATTCCGTGCAAGCGGTTACTGGCTGGACAATTGCATCCCCTGGCGTGATTACCGTAGGTTATTCACCCGCAAGTGGAACAATTGTTCAATTTACAGGAACACCCCCAACGGGCGTAAGCATTAATACAAACTATTGGTGGACTTATGTTTCGGCAACGACTGGTAAAATATCTACATCACAAGCAAATTATTTAGCTGGTACGTTTGTAAATACAACTGGTTCATATACCGCAAGTGCTGCTACGATGACACCGCAACTTGTATCTAGTTCTGTAACGGCGGATACCCGTGGAACATATACACCCGCTGGAACATTGAATGGTTCAAATAAACTAGTTTTAACACTAGGTTTAACGGCTATTCAAGTAGGTCCAAATTCCACCACAACTGGCTTACTTGGCATTGCCCAAGCCTAATAGGAGAAAATTATTATGGCAACTAGCAAATTTGGTCGTGAACCAAAAGAAATGACAACAGAACCTACTTCGGATGAGCTTAAGCATGAAGGAATGAAAAAAGGCGGACATGCCCATAAGAAACATATGGCTATGGGTGGTAATCCAATGATGGGTCAAGCTCCAATGCAAATGCCTGCAAGACGGGCTATGCCAATGCGCCGTGCAATGGCTATGCAACCCGCATTACTCACCCGTAAACATGGTGGAAAAGCGCATATGGCGGAAGGTGGTGAATCTAAAGCCGATGAGCGCAAAGAAATGCGTGAAATGCATAAGATTGAAAAAGAACTAAAGCACCATGAAAGCATGAAAGCTGGAAAAGCACATCATGGCTTGAAAAAAGGCGGTTCTGCTAAGATGTACACACCACAAATGGGTGGATTGTTAGGTGAAGGTAAGCCACATCACAAGGGTATAACGGGCGGTATTGAAGGTCCTGGGTTTGCGCATGGCGGTAAGGCACACCATGTATCGGGGCATCCTGAAGGTACTCATAAGCATCACATGCATATGGCTAAACATCATGCTGCAAAACATGCTGAAGGTGGTTCTGCGCATCACAAAAAGATGCATGAACATCATAAGCACATGGCTAAAATGTGTAAAGCTAGTGGTGGAACAATGGCTGTAGACCATCAGGGTGGCGCACAACTTAAGCACGGTGGCAAGATGATGCATAAGGCAACGGGTGGATTAGCTGCAAAAGGTGATGCATTCCAAACAAAAGGAACTTTGAAGCCAAAGGTTAATGTGCAAGATACGGTTCACGAAGCAAAGCAAACCAAATCTTTCCACACAAAAACAGGCGGTGTAGAAGGTGTTGGATACAAGCACGGTGGCAAAATGCATAAGTTTGCTAAGGGTGGAACAGTATCCGAAAGCGTTGCTAATCGTTATCTAAATGATATGAATGATGGTAGCAAGCCACACAAAAAAGCTGGTAAAACTGGTGAAATCCATGAAGCTCCAGCTGGTTACAAAAAAGGTGGGCATGTGAAACATCACGAAGGACATGTAATGCATCACAAAGCACATGGTCATAAAGATGGCGGTCATATGCATATGCATGAACATACAGAAAAAATGGCAATGGGTCACCATAAAATTGATGGTCATCCAATGAAACATGGCGGTCATGCTAAAAGCAAGATTTCCACGCATCATAAAAAGGGCGGTAAGTGTAATTACTAAGAAGCAGGGGGTGAAAACCCCCACTTTTTAACTTTGGAGAATTTTTATGAGCAATAACATCGTTTCTTCGGTTACCCGTGGTGGCGCATATGAACCATTTGATTTACAAGTTGCCCGCAGTCAAATTTATGGGCATCAACAAGTAAATATTTTTGGTTATCAATCCGCCATTGGTAATACAAAAATACCCGTTTGGGAAAACGCAACAACCTATACTTACATTACAAGCGCATCTACATTAACCCTTGCAAGTACTTCCGCATCTGATGATACGGTTGCTAAAGTGTTAATTAGTGGATTGGACTCAGGATTTAATCAAATATCCGAATCATTACAAATGAACGGTACAACGGGAGTAACTACCTTAAATAGTTATTACCGTGTAAATAGTTTGGTTTTAACTTCCGCTGGTACGGGGCAAACAACAAACGTAGGCACGATTACATTAAAGCAATCATCAAATGTTGTTGCCCAAATTAATGCTGGAATTAGTAAATCACAAAGTACCGTATATACAGTACCCGCTGGTTATTCTTTTTACCTTGATTTAGCCGAAGTAAATACATCGAATAGCTACACATCATCTAATATTGTTACTTATTCCGTTCAAGCAATTAATAATTTAACTGGTGTAAAGTTTATAGTATTACAACAACCATTTGTATCAATTTATACTGCTAATCGTTCTAGCGAACCATTTATTTATACGGAAAAAACTGATATTCAGTGGCAACTAGTTACAAGTACCGCAACAACTATTGCAGCTGGTGTAATTATTTCTGGTAAATTGATTCAAAATAACAATAATGTTGTTGGTGTTGGAAGCTAATCATGCCTCTAATTAAAAGTAAATCGGAACGTGCTTTTAAAAAGAATATCTCTGCCGAGATACATGCTGGCAAACCAATGAAGCAAGCGGTAGCAATTGCATATGCTACCCAACGTAGTGCAAAGAAAAAAGATGGCGGTGGTCTTTATGCAAATATTCATGCTAAACAAGAAAGAATTAAGCATGGAAGTGATGAACATATGCGAAAGATTGGAAGCAAGGGTGCGCCAAGTAAACAAGCATTTATTGAATCAGCTAAAACCGCTAAGAAAAAAGATGGTGGTGTATCCCTAGCCGTAGGTAGGGGCGAAAAGAAACCTACAAGCCAAGGTGCGGGTTTAACGGCTAAGGGTAGGGCTAAATACAACCGTGAAACTGGAAGCCATTTACAAGCACCCCAAGCAAAGGGTTCTAGGCATGATTCATTTTGCGCCCGCATGAAGGGTGTTGTAGAACATGCAAGTGGTGATGCGCCAAGGGCTAAAGCATCTTTAAAGCGTTGGCATTGTAAAGATGGCGGTAAAGCAAAGAAAAAATATGACATCAAGGGGTGGTAATGACTACAAGCGGAACGGTATCTACCACTGTTGTAACGGTTCAAAACCTGATTGATAGCGGTGCTAGAAGGGCGGGTAAACTTGCCGAAGAATTAACATCGGAAGAAATATTTGCATCAAAACAATCGCTTTATTATTTACTATCGAACTTAGTAAATTATGGTGTGCAGTATTGGGCTATTCAAAAGAATGTAATTGGGTTGTATCCCGACCAATACGAATATTTATTGCCCGTAGGAACAAATGATGTGTTAAATGCCAATTATCGGTATTTTACAATTAATACGCAGGGCTATAATTCTTCATCAGGAACATCTGCTAATGCCTTTGACGGTGCTTACACAAATATTTGTCAATTAACTACGAATACAGGTTATATTGGTATTAACAACGGCACACAAAACCCCATTTACATGGCGTCTGTTGGCATTCTACCTGCAATTACGGGAACGGTTAATTATCAAATACAATCATCGCAAGATGGTTCTACATGGACAACCATTGTTACCCCAACTACTACATCATGGGTAAGTGGGCAATGGATTTATAACGATTTAGACCCATCTACTAGTGCGCCTTATTGGAGAATATTGCAAACAAGCGGTACAAACATGGGTTTTTATCAAGTTAATTTTGGTTCTAATCCAACGGAAATACCAATGTTCCGTATGAACCGTGATGATTATGTTAATTTGCCAAACAAAAACTTTTTAAATAATTATCCATTGCAATATTGGTTGAACCGAACCATACCCCAACCAACAATGGTTCTATGGCCTGCGCCCGCTATTTATTCACCACAAATCGTAGCATGGTGTACACGGTATATACAAGATGTTGGCGCATTAAATGGTTCAATTGAAATACCGCAACGGTGGTATTTAGCTATACAAAACATGTTGGCGCATCAAATGGCGATGGAATTACCGCAGGTTGACCCAGCAAGAATTGCTTATTGCGAACAACAAGCTGAAAAATATTTACATATTGTGCAAGAAGAAGAACGTGATAAATCACCAATTTATTTTGCGCCAAACATTAGCGTATATACAAGATGAAATGGCTTAATACACGGGGTAATGCTGTACTTACAATTCAGGTTTGCGATAGATGCAAAATGAAGCGTGCCTACACGGATGTTCAAGAAGATGGTAATACCCCAGGGCTTCGTGTGTGTAAATTTGGGTGTATTGATAATAAAGACCCTTATCGTTTAAAAATGCGCCAACCAGAAAAGATTTCTGTAAGGTTTCCACGCCCAGATGCAAATATTGCTACTGGAAATAATCAAATCGTTACAACCCCTGGCGCACAAGATTTATTATCTTTACAAACACCATATACAGAAAATGGAAATTTAGAAGGTATCACTTATTTACCTGTGAATACGAATCCATGACGAATAAGACGATAACTGAATTACCATTAGCCACCGCTTTAATTGGTACGGAACAAGTGCCTATTCAACAAGGCGGGCTTACGGTACAAACTACCGTAGCTGCAATTGCAAACA